GCTAGAACTAAAGGCACAGGCACAGGCGATTATTACAAAGATATAGCAGAACAACTTGATATGTTATACAAAGATATCGATGCTGGAAAGCTAGGCGACAATGCAAAAACAGGTGCATGGTATTTACATATTAAAGCAGTTAAGGACAACAATCCAAAGTAATAGATTATGAAAGATACTAACGAGCTAAATGTCGAGGTCGAGAAAATCAAGTCATCTATCATGTTGGTACAGAAAGATATTGAGATTCTAAAAAACAATCATATCTATCATATAGAACAAGACATAAGAGAACTAAACAAAAGACAAGAAGAGAGAGATAAAAAACTATGGATATTTATTGTCTTGATTATCACACAGTTAATCATTTCAATTAGAATATTATCGGTAGGTGGATAATGAGTTGGGAAATACTTAATCTCATGGGTAGTTCTGTCTTGGGTGCAGTTATGCAAATCATGGGTGCTAAAGCAAATGCACAAGCAGAGATGATGAAACAACTCACTGCTAATCACAAACTAGAAGAGGAAAGCAGAGATAAGGTAAGGAATAATACAAACTCATTTTTCCAAATGACCAGAAGAATAATTGTTCTGGCATGTGTATTTTCAATTATCGTATTACCAATGATTGCACCACTTTTCATAAATGTACCTATATATATTCAATCAGAGATAACAACAGGGTCAGACTGGCTATTATTTGACACTAGAAATACTGCTATGTCATGGACTGAGGTTAATGGTATAGCGATATTATCTTGGCATAAAGACATCATACTAAGTATTATTGCTATGTATGTTGGGAGTTCGATTGCAAAAGCAAAATGACCAAAACAGTTTACAATGCACTTGGTTTTTTATTAGTAATAATTATATTCCTAAGTTTAGAGGCTCATTCTGATTCAACAAACTCTGGTGCTAATACGATTAATCAGACATCAACATCTGGAAGTCAAACCAGTATTTCGGGAGGCTATTCTGCTGAAACTACAAACACATATCAAAGTGGCTCAAGTAGCAATACAACCACCAATAATAATACAAACAATAATTCTGAGACTGCAGTCAATTCTGCAAATCCACCATCTGCACAGGTCTACTCAACTGATTGTGTAATACCTCTTTCTATGGGTGTCACAACTATTGGATTATCTATTGCAGGTTCAAATTACTATATAGATGAGACATGTATGCGAATTAAAAAAAGTCAGCAGTTAGCAAGTCTTGGTCTTAAAGTAAGTTCGATTTCAATTTTATGTTTACACGACCCAGAAATATTTTATTCTCTGGAGTCATCTAGCACACCATGTCCTGTTTTACATCACGAAACAAAAGAAAGTCTTATTGGCAAGAAAGCACAAGCATATTGGGATAAATACCCACAACTAAGACCAGATTATCAAGATTGGAAAAAAAGGAATGCTATCTTAAATGTTAAAATTACTGGTGGTAAAAGGTCAATGACATGGAACGAAAATTAATAATACTATTATTATTACCTATCACATTATTTGCAGAAATAAGAACCACAGATAATTTATTGGTCAATCATAATTTTGAGACTGGTGATTCTACAGGGTGGACAACATCTGGAGATGTTCAAGTTCTTAATGATTGTTGTCAATTAAATAATGTTCCAAGCAATTACGATATAGAGATAGGTGACAGTGGTTCGATAACACAGGACTTTAAATTGTACTCAAATACCATCACTGAACAAATGTTGGATAATGGATACTTAGAATTACTCTCAACTGTAGAAGTTCAAAATGGAGAATGCTCTGTTGCAGGTTGTTGGGCAGGTTCAGGCAGAGGTGGTGCTGACCCTTTCACTATTCGATTACAAATTAAAGATTCACAAAGTAATGTCTTGGCTACAGTTAGTCAGACCAGATATGATACAACTTCAATACAGGGAGAAAACTTTACCAACTCACTGACTTACACTGGCACTGGTTCAAGAGTAGGAAACATATTCTTATCTGCAGAAGATGCGAATGCACCTGCCACACTAGGTGCAACTAATTTTGACAACATCTCAGTTGTGATGAGTTATGATGACACTGTACTAACTACTACACAAGTTCAAGAACTTAATACCACTTTTGAGGAAATCGAAGAAATTATAGAACTTACAGAAGAAATCATACCAGAAAAATATGAAGAGATATTTGTTGAAAAGAAAGTTATAGAAGAAATTATCTTAGAAGTTTATCCAGAAATATTTGAAATCAAAGAAGAGGAAAAGTTGATTGAAGAAGAGATAGTGTTGGAAGTTTTAAAAGAAGAAATCGTAGTCGCACAAGAAACTGAGATAGAAGAGATACAAGAAGAAGTCGTAGTTGAGACAGAACCAGAAATGATTGAAGAAGTATCACAAGAGATTGAAGAAGAAATACAAGAAGAAATGACAGAGCAAACTCCAGAAGATGTTAATGCAGAAGATTCATGTGTTGGATGTGAGGAGAACGAAACAGTTGCAGAAGATAAAGAAATAAACATTGATGAGATATCTGCAAAAGTTGAAAGCAAGATTGATGGTATTGATAAACAGATTGCAGTCACACAACAGATTGTTGCGAAGTTGATGAATAACAACCAAGCACTAGATAATTACATGAATGTTAATACAGAGTTTTTTGATAACCAACTAGAACTATCAGAAATAAATATTGACGAGTACATGAATAAAAAATTTACAGATGATAGAATAATTTATCAAGATGTGAGTTTCACAAATGATTCTCTACATCAATATAATTTGGAGTTGTCTAATATTCAGATTAAAAGAAAATTAGCAGAAGATAATCTAAGGAGAATAATCAATGGACTTTAAAGATATAAAAACTTGGGGTGTCTTACTATCAATCATTATAGCTATTGGTGGTGGGTTCTCTAAGTTCGGAGAAATCTCAAACAGACTTACTCAACTAGAGGGTAAATCATTTCCAGATGTCAAACAGATGGAACTGAACAGAGCAGAGATACAAGTTCTTAAACTCAAAATCGAAGAGATGGAAAAGAGGGAATCTAACCCACTAATGCAATGATTCTGGATGCTTTGATTCTGGCTATGGTCATCACATACTTTGTGGTGTTTCCAGAGCCTTTGAAATGGATATTATCCAAGATTAGAACGAAATGGTTAGCACCAAACCTATCAATCCTTGAAATTACACTAATATTAGTATTTTCTTATATACTGTTTATTTTATTCTTTTAGTTGCAAAAGGTTAACTTATTTTATACAATCTGTATATAAACTAAAATTAGGAGAAAAATTATGGAAACAATTAAATTTACAAAAGAAGAAATGACAGTATTGAGAGATGTGTTCATTCATGGTAATCATAAGCAAATAATCTCTAATGAGATTGATAATTTAAGAGAACAACTATCAATCGAAAGAGGAAAGGAAAACCCAAGTAATTGGGTAGTCGATAATATGTCAGAAGATATTACTAACTACGAAGAACATCTGAAAATTGTTTCAATGCTAGAATCGAAATTAAGGTTAGGAGAAAACAATTTTAATAAATTTTGTCTAATTCTAAATAGATTTAAAAAAACTAAGACATAAAATTAACTTTATTAAACCAAGAGAAAGACCAGACTCAGTTCTGGTCTTTTTTTATGGAAGATTCTAATTGATTCATATATTATATATGTAATAAATAGAAGAGGTTTTCATGGCAGGATTAAGTGTGACCACAGGTGAGAGTGCTTATGCAATCACCAGTACAGAAGTAAAAAATTGGTTAAGGATAACAGGGAGTGATGATGACACAGTTATTACATCACTTTTAATTGCATCTCATAATTGGGCGAAAAGATACACAGGCAGAAGTCTTACAACACAAACTTTAAAATTATCTATTGATTCAGTCTATGATGCTGACATTAGAATCAACGAGGGTTCTTATGTAGGAATTGACCAAGACATAAGTCGTAGAAGTATTTTACTCCCAGAGTCACCAGTAGCATCCATATCCAATGTCAAATATTATGATGATGCAGATACAGAGTCTACTTTTGCATCTAGCAAATATTATTTAGATAGTGCAGGTGTACCTGCAAGATTAGTTTTAAGAAATGGCGAAAGTTATCCAACAGGTCTTAGAGTTGCGAATGCAATCGAGATTACTTATGTCGCAGGTTATGGTGGTGCAAGTGATGTACCACAAGATATCAAACATGCATGTTTACTTTATACTGCATATTTATTTGAACACAGAGGTGACTTGCTAGATGGTAAACAAGTCTATGCACCAACTTCTGCAACGAGATTATTGCAACCTTATGTGATTAGACAATTCTCAACAAATCCATATAGAGGCACTGCACATTATGGTGGAATGATTTAATGTCTCTGATTGGAGAAATGAGAAACAGAATTGTTTTACAAACATTGGGTGGCTCAACCGATGCAGGTGGTGGCATGTCAACATCGTTTTCTACTGCTACAACAGTTTGGGCGAAAGCAGAAAATTTATCTGGTGGTGAGGGATTATTTGGAGACCAAATTAGAGGAACTGCTAATTACAGATTTACAATTAGATACTATTCTGCACTCACCGAGAAATATAGAATCTCATATAATTCTAAAACTTTTAACATCACACACATTAAAGATGTTAACGAGGGCAGAAGAAAGTTCCAAGAGATTCTAGCGACAGAGGGAGTTGCAACATGATTAGTGTTCAGATTATTAACAACATTCCAAAGGGTGTCAAAGAGGCAGACAAGGTTATAACTAGAAATGCAATAAGACATGTCAATCGTGTTGCTAATTATTTTAACAGGCAGATTAGACTAGGTATGAGAAACACACCAAAGACTGGTCGAGAATACCCAAGACAACAAGGTAAGAAAACACACATAGCATCATCTGCAGGTAATCCACCTGCTATTGATACAGGTCGATTAGTTAATAGTATTTTGACCAGACCTGCTACTGCATTTGGTAGAAATCCTGTAGCTAAAGTTTCAACCAATGTTGAATATGCTGAGAGACTAGAACTCATCCTTAAAAGAATGTTTATGGGTAAAGAATCAAAGGCATACAATTTAACTAGAATTTATGCAAATAAAATTGCTAAAACAATTATGGTGAAATAATGGGTTATCATTCTTTTGATTTACAATCTGCGATTTACAGTTTATTAAGTGGAGATTCAACACTAGATAGTTTGGTTGGTAATAATAAAATATTCGACCATGTACCACAAGATACCACATATCCTTATGTGCAAATCGGTCTTGAAACAACTACCAATATTGGCACAAAAACAGTAGATGGAAATGTCTACAATGTAGATATAGATGTCTGGTCTCAATACAGAGGTCAAAAAGAGATTAAAGAAATCATGGAAAGAATCTATAATTTATGTCATGATACTTCTATCAGTGTTAGTGGTGCTGATTCAGTTATGAGTTATGTATCGAATGCGACAACTCTAAAAGAGGCAGATGGAATCACTAGACATGGTATAATTAATATTAATTTTACGATATACGATAATTAAGAGGTAATAAAATATGGCAGTTCAAAAAGGAAGTGCAGTATTGATGAAAATTGGAAATGGTGGGTCTCCAGAGACTTTTACCACAATCGGTGGACTCAGAGACACTTCAATCACTATTAATGCAGAGACAGTGGATGTCACTACCAAAGACTCTTCAAGAGTTAGAACTTTATTAGCACAAGGTGGTGTCAAAAGTTTTACAGTAAGTGGAACAGGTGTCTTTGATGACAGTGCATCACATCAATCTGTTCTAAGTGCATTTGATGGTTCAGCACACACTAACTATCAATTTTTAATGCCAGACTATAATACTTTCACTGGTGCATTCCAAGTGACAAGCATTGAATATTCTGGAACATACAACGACTCTGCACAATACAGTCTCACATTTGAGAGTGCAGGTGCTATAACAGTCGCTACAGTATAGTATGTGGTTAGATAAAGAAATAAGCATTAGTGGTAAAAAACACAATGCAAAAGTAAATTGTTCAAACAATCATATTGAGATTGAACTGCCACACTATGATGGTTGGGATAATCTAGGACAAGTTCAAATTGATGATAAATCATACATAATCTCTTCTGCTGAAAATGTCGGTGGAAGAGATGAACTTATTAAACTAATAACTAAAGGTGAATCTAATGAGTCTAAATCCGATAAAAGCAGAAAAAAATCTGGAGTTCAAAAATAAATCCTACAAAGCGAGGATGTCACTAGATACCATTTTGAGAGTAGAAGAGGCAGTTGGTTGTTCTATTCTTAAACTTGGACAGAAATTAGCGACAGGCGATTTAACAACATCTGAGACTATCAATGTTTTACATTTATGTATAAGAGCAGGTGGTAATGATGTCTCTATTAATGAAATCAAAGAACATGTATCTGGAGTAGGATTAGTTGAGGCAATCAAGATGACTGGTGAATTATTGACTGTAGCATTGTCTACAGAAGATGCAGAACCATCTGAAAAAAAAAGCAACGATTAGAAGATAAAGATTTAGATTTTCCAATAGATAGATGGTATCAAATCATTGTGGGTATGATGCACATACAACCCACTGAGTTCTGGAATATGTCAGTCAAAGAGGCAACTCTTTCAATTAATGGATTTAGAGAATATAATACTGGTAAGAGTCAGAAACCTATGGATAGTTCTGACCTAGAGAAACTCAAGGAGATGTACCCAGACTTTTAAAATGGAATTAGAAAAGTTATTAGTAAAAATCGAGGCAGACTTATCTGACCTTAAAAGAGGATTAGATAAAGCAAACAATCAAGTCAAATCATCTTCATCTAAGATGTCTAACTCATTTAAAAAAGTTGGTGCAACTTTAGATAGTGTTGGTAGCAAGGTTCTTAAATTTGGTGGTCTCTTAGGTGGTGCATTCGGTGCATTCCAAATCAAAAAAGTAATTGATGTCGGCAGACAGATTGAGGATTTACAAGTAAGACTCAAGGCATTGTTTGGCACTGCAGAAGAGGGTGCTAGAGCCTTTGATGTAATGGTTAAATTTGCATCAAGAGTACCATTCTCACTTGAGGATATACAACAGGCATCTGGAAACTTAGCAGTCGTATCTAAAGATGCAAACGAACTTGCTGAAATTTTAGAAATCACTGGAAATGTGGCAGGTGCGACTGGATTGGATTTTAGACAGACTGCAGAACAGATACAAAGGTCATTCAGTGGTGGCATTGCCTCAGCCGATGTATTCAGAGAACGTGGTGTTCGTTCTATGCTTGGATTCCAAGTTGGTGCAGAAGTCTCAATCAACGAAACTGTAAAAAGATTCAAAGAAGTATTCGGAAGAGGTGGTGAGTTTGGAAATGTCACTGATGATTTAGCTAACACACTTTCTGGTACTGTTTCAATGCTACAAGATAAACTATTCACATTCAGAAAAGCAGTGTCAGATGTTTTTGTTAAAGAAATTAAATCACAGTTGGGCGATTTGAATAATGCATTAGGTGATAGCGAACATCAAATTAAAAAGTTCGGTGCAGATATTGGTAAAGCATTGGCAGACTTAACTGTGGGATTTGTAGAAAATCTTGATAAAATCAAAATTGCTATTCAAGCATTAGGAGTATTTTTAGCAGCATCATTATTTTATAAAATAATAAAAAACCCAACACTTGTTGCACTGATAGCTTTGGGTTCTGCTATTGAGAATCAAGCAGTAGTAGCTGAAGATGCAAGGGTTAGAGTACTGAGACTATCTTTAGCTAATGCATTAAATACAGATACCATGAAAGACCAAGCAATAGCACTTAAAAATATACAACAACTTTTCAAAATATTTGGTGACAGATTAATCACAACAAAGGTTGGTGTTGAACAAGTCGATAGTATATTCGATAAAATAATTATAACTGAGGGTCAATTAAAAGAAATAACACAAGAAGTTTCAAAAACATTTGAAGATGCAGGTCAAGATATTTCAAGTGCTTTTGGTCAAGCAGTTGTAGAGGGAGAAAGTTTTGGTGATGCAATGAAAAATATATTCAAAAGTGTAGCATCAGAAATTGTTGCAACTATAGCACAGATTCTAATAATACAACCATTGATTAACAGGTTAACCCAATCTTTAAAAGGTATTGGTGGTTCTGGTGGAGTCACATTAGGTGGTATTGGCAGTAGTATCGCAGGGAGTATTGGTGGTAGTTTAGCAGGTTCAGCTATCAGTTCTGGTATTGGTTTACCACAAGTCAGTACAATGGGTGGTAGTGTTATCACACAAACTGACACAACAGGATTATTCTACAAACTAAGCTCATTATTTGGATTTGCAAATGGTGGCTATATGCCACCGAACAGACCTGCAATAGTAGGTGAAAGAGGTGCAGAACTTGTGATGCCAAGAACTGCATCGACAGTAATACCAAATCATGAACTAGGTGGTTCAGTAGTTGTAAATCAATCTTTAAACTTTTCTACAGGTATAGTGCCAACAGTTAGAGCAGAAGTATTAAACATGCTACCTACAATAAAACAAGAAACAATCAATGCAGTCGCAGAGACCAGAAGTCGTGGTGGGTCGTTTGCAAGGACATTTGGTGCATAATGGCAGAACCTACTTATCCATTAACTTTTCCAACTAATGTAGGATTTACTACAAGTGAATGGAAAATCATTAGAACAGTTGCAGTGACAGAATCACCATTTACTTACAGTCAAACTGCACATCAATTCACTGGTGCTAAATGGCAGACAACAGTTCAGCTACCACCAATGAAAAGAGAAGTCGCAGTTGAGTATCAAGCATTTTTTATGCAGTTGCATGGCAGGTTTGGAACATTCTTACTTGGCGACCCAGATGCAAAAACAATCAGAGGTGCAGAAACAGTCTCACCTACAGTCAATGGTTCACATGCAGTTGGTGCATACGATATCGCAATCAAAGGTGCTAGTGCATCAGCAACAGTTTTTAAAAAAGGTGATTATGTGCAATTCGGTACAGGTGCAAC